TGGTATATCTCTTTGTGCTGTACTCCTATTTTATTCTGAAATGAAAAGCAGTTTAAATGGGATACACTGTATTATCGGGTTGGTCAACCAATGGGTTGTTTGAGTTCATGGGCCGTCATGGCCATGTCTCATCACCTATTAGTTCACTGAGCTTACTGTTCCGTTTTCAAGGAGAAATCCAAGAAATTTACAGATTACGCTATCATCGGAGACGATGTAGTAATCTGGGATCGGCGAGTCGCTAAAGCTTATAAAGAAATCTTAACAATTCTTGGAATTGAGATTTCTAAGGCTAAAAGCTATCGAGATTATGGATTAGCTGAATTTGCTAAAGGTTATTACCGTAAAGGTCATAACTTGAAGCCTATTTCACCTGATCTATTGCTCTGAAGTAATTTGGAGGGTGCAGGAAAATTAGTTGGTTTAATCGACGAGTTAAAGTTTAAAAGCTTCTTTCTCAACGAGTCCGATATTCACTCACTATACCCCGTGAGCAATGTCGAATTTTCCACTATTTTGGTATTACTGAAGAAAGATCAATGGTTGTTTGACTCACCGAAAGTGGGTCATCCAAACCTTTGATACCGTCTGGCTGTCATTAGGATCAACTCTGGTATGCGTTCTTTGAAACCGGAACGTATACATTCTCTTACGAGTAAGTGAGTTGTCCAAAACCGAGAAATATATGGTGGTGAAAATTACACATCTCCATATATAGCGGTTGGTATCCAAAACTCAAATTGGTTACCTCCCGTAATATTCCCTTCTGATGAGAAAACTAACTCATCGTTGGAAATATTGCTTGGTGATGACTTTATAGCATGGGACCCTGTCTGCTGACCGGTAGGTCTATCAAACTTACTGGACAAAGCCTTAAATGTAGGCCTGTCTTATACTGATTTAGAATTAGTTACTTCTGTTTCCGAAAGGAGACCTAAGTTTCGAACCTCTAAATCATTTAAGAGCCTTCGTAAGATTGACTTCTGCGTATACAACTTTATTGGGGGCAATTACAAAGCACTCTATCCAGCATTTATTATGCCAGATGATGCGAATGGAAAGTTCCCTTTAGAGGAGTTACAGAAGCTGTAGGGCTAGCTAATTACCTTCGGGTGATTACTAGTCTTGGTAAATGGCGTCTTCGGATACCAATTATCAAAACTGATGGGGGGGTAATCTCATCAGACTTATCCTAGCGGATAAGTGTGCTTCTTTTCTA